ACTGTCGCAGACAAACCAAGCCGCCGCACATATCGAAAGCGGTGAAAAGGGTGTCAGGGCAGGCGCAAGGTACTTCCCGGGGGTCAGCGGGCAGCGGGGCTAAAGAGGCCCGGGTTTTTTGTCCAAAAAACGAGAAAAAATTTAGGCATTTCGCTACAAAACGAACATTAGTATGGGTATTTTGAGAAGGGAGGCGCAGGTTATGAGCGAAGATTGGAAACGACCGGAGGAGATCGCAGCCGTGTTCGGCGTCAGCGTGCGCCGCGTGCAGCAGCTTGTGCAGGAGGGCATCATCAAGTCCGAGAAGATACCCGGTCACGCAGGCCGTATGTTCGACCTGCTCCCGACGGTTACGGACTACATCAAGTATTTGAGCGACAAAGCCTACGGCAAATCCCGCTCAGACAAGGAGCTTGCCCTCAAGGAAAAGAAGCTCAAGGCAGAGATCGCGCTCAAGGAATCGCAAGGTGAGCTGCACCGCCTCAAGACCGAGATCGCGTCCGGCAAGTATATTTCCGTCGAGGAAGTCCAGCTGGATTACCAGCGGTTCTTTGTGCAGCTGAAGAAGTTCGTGCTTGCGATCCCGAACCGTGTCGGCGGCATGATCGGCGGCTATGCCGACCCTGTTACCGTGCGCGGCGTGGAAAAGAATCTCTCCAAAGAGGTGAACACCATGCTGAATGCTTTTGTCGTTGCCGGTAAGCAGGAAACCGTGGAGGATAGTTCCTGATGGCACCGAGAAAGCGCAAATACACCTTTCGGCGGTACACAGTTCCGGACTACATTCATGCGGCGCTGGAAACGCTGCGGCCGCCGGACGACATCACGGTCAGCCAGTGGGCAGAGCGTTCACGCATCCTTGACGACCGTTCCTCGCATATGCCCGGACCGTGGCGAAACGACATGACACCGTATCTCACGGGCATCATGGACGAATTCACGAACTGGGAAACCGAGAAGATCGTGTTCTGCAAGCCGACACAGGTCGGCGGCACCGAGGCGCTGAACAATATGCTCGGCTATGTGGTCGCGCAGGACGCAGCACCGACGCTGATCGTCTATCCGACGGATGAGCTGGCCGAATTTACCTCGGACAACCGTATCCGCCCAATGATAAAGGCGTGCCCGGAGCTGCGGCACAAATTCCGCGCCAAGGGCAGCACCAAGCTGGAACTGCAGTTCGATCAAATGTATATCAGCCTGACAGGCTCAAACTCCGCGAGCGGGTTGGCATCTAAGCCGATCCGTTTTCTTTTTTTCGATGAGGTAGACAAGTACCCCGGAGCCAGCAGGCAGGAGGCCGACCCGATCAGCCTTGCCACCGAGCGCACCAAGACGTTCTCGAACCGCAAAATCTATATGTGCTCTACTCCGACCCTGCGAACCGGTCATATCTGGAAAGCGAAAGAAGAGGCAGATGTGGAGCGTCACTATTTTGTGCCGTGTCCGCACTGCGGCGAGTACATCGAGCTGAAATTCGCGCAGATCAAGTGGCCGGGCAAAGAGGACGGCATGACGGATGCCGACCGTGCCGAGTGCGCGTTCTACGTGTGCCAGGCGTGCGGCGCGGTTCTGAACGATGCCGAAAAGATGGAAATGCTCAAAAAGGGCGAGTGGCGCGACGTTCGCAAGACCGCCCGCGTGGCACGCAGCGTTGCGTTCTGGATGAACACGCTGTACAGTCCGTTCACGCGCTTTTCCGAGATCGCCAAGGCGTTCATGGCCGCGAAAGACGATCCGGAGGCGCTGCATAACTTCACCAACTCATGGCTTGCCGAGCCGTGGGAGGACACCAAGCTGAAAACCAGCGCCGAGCTGGTCATGGACCGGCAGACCAGTCTTCCGGAGTTCACCGTACCGGACTGGGCGAAGCTGCTGACCGCCGGTGTCGATGTGCAGGAGAACTGCCTGTACTACACCGTGCGTGCCTGGGGCGACTTCCTCACTTCGCAGCTTGTCACCCGAGGGCAGGCGTGGAGCTTTGCCGACATCGAGCGGGTGATGAACCTCGAATACAAGCGGCAGGACGGCACGGCCATGCTGGTTGACCTGTGTCTGATCGATTCGGGCGACCAGACCGACGATGTGTACGACTTTGCCGCTGTCAACGCGGAATGGTGCCTGCCCTGCAAGGGCACAACGTCCATGCTCAACCACTATAAGCTGTCCACAGTTAATAAGACCGGCTCCAAGGCGTTTGGCATGTCGCTCGTTCTGGTGGACGGCGGCCGGTACAAGGACATGATCGCAAGCCGCCTGCGCAAAGACAACGGGCAGGGCGCGTTCATGGTGTTTCAGGGCATCGACCGCGAGTATGCAGAGCAGCTCACCGCAGAACATAAGGTGACGGAGCGTACCGGCAGCGGCAACGCCCGTCTGCGCTGGGTGCAGAAAACCAGCCACGCGGATAACCATTACCTCGACTGTGAGGTGTACGCGGCAGCGGCCGCCGATGTGCTCGGTGTGCGCTCGCTGTTCCTGCAGAACGGCACGGACAAGCCGGAGCCGCGCAATGAAAAAACAAACAACAGGCCGCAGCAGTCCTCGGATGACTGGCTCGGCAATGGGGACAACTGGTTATAGGGAGGTGACCGATATGTCAGAAGAAAAGAACAATCCGAGTGCGAAAGAGCTGCTGGCCGAGGTCAACAAGGCGCTGATCGCGGTAGCGGCAGGCGGCCAGTCCTACAAGATCGGCTCACGTTCGCTGACCCGTGCAAACATCACGGAGCTGCGCAATCTGCGTGATGCGCTGGCAGCCGAGGCCGCCGCAGAGGACGGCGGTTCGCTGTTCCGCGATACCTACGTCGCGTATTTCGATGGGAGGTGATGAATATGAACATTTTAGACAGTGTGATCGGCTTTTTCTCACCGGAAACGGCGTGCAGGCGTGCGGTGTTTCGGGAAAGCCTGAACGATATGCAGCGCCACGGCTACGATGCAGGCGACCACCGACGGCTCAACTCCGGATGGGCGGCGCTGATCGAATCGGCGGAAATGACCGACCGCACCAGCCGCGATACCATTCGGGCACGCGCCCGTGATCTGGAACGCAATTCGGATATGATGAACGGTCTGATCTCAGCGTTCGTCCGCAACATTGTCGGCGGCGGCTTCACCTTGCAGGCGAAAACCGGCAAGGAAAAGCTGAACGGACAGATCGAAACGCTCTGGCGCGACTGGTGCAAGGCGAAAAACTGCGATGTGACCGGTCAGCAGAGCTTCAGCCAGATGCTCCGCATGGCGGTCCGCCGAAAGAAGGTGGACGGCGGTATCCTGTTCAAGAAATGCTACACGAGCGGCGGACTGGTGCCGTTCAAATTGCAGGCGCTCGAGGTCGATGAGCTGTCGCTCAGCTGGTCTACGCCGCACGGCAGGAACCACAAGGTTGCAGGCGGCATCGAGTACAACGAGTATAACCGGCCTGTCGGCTACTGGCTGACCCAGTACAGCGTGGACGGCTGCGAGATTGCCTCGCCGGTGTACTACGATGCGAAGGACATCATCTTTCTGTACAGCAAGCGCCGTCCGTCGCAGGTGCGTGAGGTGTCCGACATGGCGCCGACGCTCACCCGTATCCGCGATGCCAACGAGTTCATTACCGCCGTCAGCGTCAAGGAACGCATTGCGGCCTGCCTGTCGGTGTTTATCAAAAAGGCTTTGCCGGTCTCCGGTTTCGGCCGCAGCGGCAGCGTGGCACCCGGCGGCACGCTGAACTACGAAGGCAAAAAACTGGCACCGGGTATGATCTCCGAGCTGAACGCCGGGGATGATATTCAGGTTGTCAATCCGCAGGGTGCAGGCGCAGATGCCAGCAATTTTCTGAAAATGCAGCAGCGGCTCATCGGCAGCGGTCAGGGCCTAAGCTACGAGGCGACCAGCCGCGACATGAGTGAAACCAATTACAGCAGCGCCCGGCAGGCGGGCATCGAGGACGATCTCACCTTTGCCGAGGAAGTCGAGCTGCTGCAGGAGAACTTCATGGACGAGGTGTTCGAGAGTTTCGTTATCTCGTGCGTGCTTTCGGGCAAGCTGAAGATTCGGGATTTCTGGGAGCATAAGTCGGACTACCTGCTGCATACATGGGTCGCGAGCCCGAAACGCTGGATCGACCCGCTCAAGGAGGCCAACGCGAACAGGATCGCAATGGAATCCGGTCAAAAGACATTCGTACAGATCGCAGCCGAGAACGGCCGCGACTGGAAGGGTCAGCTCGACGAGATGGCCGAAGTACAGGCTTATGCAGCCGAAAAAGGCGTACAGATTGGAGGTGTAATCAATGAAACAGGAAAAGAACCGCCGAACGCTTGAGCGTTTTCTCCCCATGCAGGTGCGTGCGGTGGAAGAGGGCGAGGACAACCGCGTGTTCGAGCTTAGCTTTTCGAGCGAGGAGCCATATATGCGCTGGTTCGGTCCGGAAATCCTCGACCACAGCGGAGAGGCGTGCGACCTCAGCCGCCTGCAGGAGCTGGGTGTGGTGCTGTTCAACCACGACCGCAATGCCGTCCTCGGCAAGATCACGCGGGCATGGATTGAAGATAACCGCGGCAAGGCGGAGATCGCGTTTGACGATGACGAATTCGCGGAAACCATCCGCAAAAAGGTAGCCGGAGGCACGCTGCGCGGCGTATCGGTTGGCTACCGTGTGGACAACTGGGAGGAAGTCACGGCAGGCGGCACATCGGTGGACGGCAGGTTCACCGGTCCGTGCAGCATTGCCCGTCACTGGCTGCCCTATGAGGTATCTATCGTCAGCGTACCGGCAGATGCGACCGTAGGCGTAGGCCGTGAGCTGGAAAGCGAGCAGTGCAGCGCCGTCAGCCTTTGCGAGCGTCAGCTCCAGATCAACAAAAACCATTTCAAGGAGGAATTGAACACATGACACTGAAAGAACTTCTGGCTAAGCAACAGGCCATTGTAGATGCTGCCAAGGCCGCACACCGCGACCTGACCGAGGAGGAGCAGCGCAGCTTTGACGAATATCAGGCGCAGATTGATGCACTCCAGCCCGGCGGCGAACCGGACGACACCGCAGCTCGTGCGGCAGCTGCCGAGCGCACCCGCATTACCAACATCACCGCCATGTGCCGTGATTTCGGTCTGGATGCAGAGCTGTATATCAAGGACGCGAACATGACCGAGGATAAGTGCCGAGCAGCTATTCTCGAGCACCTCAAGGCGGTAGGCGGTCCCAAGACCGGCGTTAAGGTGACTGCTGATGAGGGCGACAAATTCCGTGCGGCTGCGGCTGACGCACTCTCTCTGCGCTGCGGCATGGCAGTCGAAAAGCCTGCCGACGGCGCTCGTGAGCTGCGCGGTATGAGCCTGCGCGATCTGTCGATCGAATGTCTGGTACGTGATGGTCAGTCGGATTCTGCGCTGCGCCGTATGTCCTCGGATGATCTGTATTCCGAGATGTGCCGTCAGTATTTCAACCCGACCGCAGCGTTCCCGGCCATTCTGGACGAAACCATTCGCAAGAACATCGTGCAGCTGTACAACGAGGTGCCGACTACGTTCCAGGAGTGGTGCACCAAGGGTTCGGTATCCGACTTTAAGGCAACGCCGGATCACAACTACATCATCGGCGGTGGCGCATTTGAACTGGTAGGCGAGAACGGTGAACTCAAGGCGTCGAAGCCGGACACTCATCTGCTGCCGCAGCGCAAGATCGACACCTACGGCACCCAGTTCACCATGAGCCGTCAGGCGTTCATCAACGATGACATCGGTTTCCTGTCGCAGGTGCCGGGCGTGTACTCGGCAGCGGCAAAGCGCAAGATCAATATGCAGGTGTGCAGCTTGATCTACGGCAACACCGCCAAGATTTTCGACGGCAAGACCCTGTTTAACGCTGCACACGGCAATCAGGTGACCACCGGTGCAAAGCCGTCGCTTGCGGCCATCAACGCGCTCATGCTCAAGATGCAGGCGCAGCGCGACCCGTTCGGTGAGGCCATCAACGTGGCACCGCGTATGCTGGTGCTGCCGATCGGCTACGGCATGGAAGTTGACACCATCCTGCACAGCGCGTCCATCAAGACCGATGACAACAATTACACCGGCTATAACCCGATGGCGAACAAGAACCTGACCTACGTCGAGGATGCAACGCTCAATATGCTGGCCGGCGACAATGCCTGCCCGTGGTTCCTCGTTGCCAACCCGATGACGGCAAAGTCCATTCAGGTGGATTACCTGAACGGTCAGGAAACCCCGACCATTCGCCGCAGCGAGGTTCCGGGTACGCTCGGTTTCGTGTGGGATATTTACATGGACTGGGGTATCTCGGTTACGGATTATCGCGGCATCGCCCGTAATGACGGCGTTGCCATCAAAATCTGATAGAACAGGAGGATAACGACACATGGCAAAGGCTGAATATTGGCAGAAGGGCAGCGCGATCGACTATACGAACGCGACGGCTACCCGCATTGAGGCAAACGAGATCGTTCCGCTGACCACCCGTATCGGTATCGCCGGTATGCCCATTGAGGCAGGTGCGACCGGCACGCTGCTCGTCGAGGGCGTGTTCATTCTGCCGCTGCAATCCGGTGAGAGTGACGCAGTAAAGATCGGTGAAGCGCTGTACTTCAAGGACGGCGAAGTCACCACCACGGCCTCGGGCGCGGTGCCGTGCGGCTGGGCGATCGAGTCGACGGATGCGGCATCGACCACCATCAAGGTCAAGCTGCTGGGATGAGCGCGTTCAAGGAGCTTGTCCATGCGGACATCTTCGGCACTTTTCTGAACGCCGATGAGTTCGCGGACGAGCATACCATCGACGGCCGTCCCATGAAGGTGGTGCTCGACGGCAACGAGCTGATCGAGCGCACGGTGGCAAGCGGTGTGCAGCACGCGGACGGCGTATACAAGCGCCGTCTGCTGCTTTATGTGGCATCCGAGGACTACGGCCCGCGCCCAAAGCTGGGCAAGCTGCTGCTGCTCGACGGCAAAAAACGGTACATCATCACCGATGTGACCGATGAGGACGGTATCTATTCGTTTGAACTGGAGGCGGCGACAACGTAATGCAGCTTAGTTTTGAACTGGAGAATAAGGAGCTTAACGATGCGCTCCGCAAGCTGGACAAACAGAGAGCACGCCGCGTAATCGTTCGGGCGCTGAACGACACGGAAAATAAGGCGCGTACCATGCTCGCCGAGAAAGCACGCGACACCTATGCGATCAAGCGTTCCGGCTTTAAGCACAATGTCCGCTTGAAACGTGCCTCGAGCAGCAATCTCGCAGCGTATATTCTGGTCAGCGGTCACGCCAATGAGTTAAAGGACTTTCGTGTCAGTCCGGCGACTTATGCAAATGGCGCAGCGCGTCCGGCGGTCTACCGAGCAAAGGTTTTGCAGGCAAGCGGTATGAAAGCACTGACGGGCGACTCAACTCACAGCAAGGCTTTTCTGGTTCGTTTCAAATCGGGGCACGTTACGCTTGTGGAACGAACAGGCAAAGCTCGACTGCCTGTAAAGACCCTGTATTCACTGTCCGTACCGGCGATGATGGGCGCAAAACGTGTTTACGGTATTTTACGTCCTGAAATTGGCGCAGTATTGGAGAAACAGGTCGAGCGCTCGCTGAATTTTGAGCTGTCGAGAGGAGGCGGCGTATGACACCGGAAATTTTTCTGGATATGCTGGTGTCCGACTTGACCGCGCTGCTGTCGGACTGCCTGCTGCCAACCAAGACCGGCGCAAGACGAGCGCCCAAGGTCTACAAACACGATCTTCCTGTTCCGCAGATGGACGATGAGGACGAGGATGCAGACACCGAGGACGTGACTGCACCGTTCGTTATCGTCCGTGCGACCGGCGGTACCTTTGATGACTGGAGCGACCTGCACCATGTGAGTGTCGCCATCATCATCTGCACCTACGATGATACACCGGACCGGCAGGGCACAAGCGATGTACTCGGCGTGATAGAGCGCATCTATCACCGGTTCGCCCGCTGTCCCAATCTCGGTAACTTCCGTGCAGAGGTGCCGATCAGCTGGGCATTGCAGGACGAAACCGACACCTATCCGCAGTATTTCGGTGCGATGGATATGGTGTTCAGCTGTCCGGGTGTGAGGATAGAAGACCCATTAACATAATGTAAGGAGGAAAATCACCATGGCATATCAGCATGGCGTATATACCCGTGAACAGGCGACCAGTATGTCGGCGGCGACGAACAGCACCGCCGGTCTGCAGGTCGTTTTCGGTACTGCGCCGATCTATCAGCTGGCCGATCTGACAGGCGTTACCGCGCCCAGACTGTGCAGCAGCTATGCAGAAGCGGCCGCAGCACTCGGCTATGATACCAATTTCGAGGCGTTTACCCTTAACCAGTCCATCAAGGCTTCGTTCGAGCTGTTCGGCGTGGCGCCCATTGTACTGGTCAATGTGCTCGATCCGAACAAGGCGCAGCACGTCACCAACGTCAGCAAGCCGACCGAACAGACCGTCACCGGCGGCAGCTTCGTTATTTCTGCAGAGCAGGAGCCTGTCCCGTATGTGCTGCGAGCTACGCTGACCGTCAGCGCGCAGACCAGCGGCGACCCGCTGGTCGCAGGCACGGACTACACCGTGGAGTACGATGAGGACGGTCTGGCAACGGTCACGCTGACTTCTGCGACGGCAAAGGCGCTCGCTAAGGTCTATGTAACCTACAAGGCCATCAAGCTGACCGCAGGCAAGACGGCCGTCACCGCGGCTGAAATCACCACGGCTATCAGCGATAAGCTGCGTGAGGTGTATCCGCGTTTCGGCATGACGCCCGGTCTGCTGCTGGCTCCGGGCTATTCCAAGGACCCGAATGTAGCAGCCGTTATGCAGGGCGCGTGTGAGAACATCAACGGCGTGTACTCGTGTGAGTGCATTCTCGATGTGGACTGCGGCACTTCGGGTGCCCAGACCTACGATGCGGTAAAGCAGGTCAAGGAAAGCAAGGGCCTGACTTCTCCGCACGCCTACGCCTACTGGCCGATGGCACAGGTGGGCAATTACCGGCTGTCGCTCTCGGCTATCATGGGCGCTCTGACCGCTGCGACCGATGCAGCGAACGGCGATGTGCCGAGCCTGTCGCCGTCCAACAAGTCCCTGCCCGGCGTGACCGGGCTGTGTCTGGAGGACGGCACCGAGGTCATTCTTGATCAGGCACAGGCGAACGTGGTAAACTCCGCCGGTATCGGTACGGTGCTGAATCTCAACGGCTTTAAGGCATGGGGCAATAACACCTGCGCGTATCCGTCTACCACCGACCCGAAGGACCGCTGGATCGCGGTACGCCGGTTCTTTACCTGGCGCAGCAACTCGCTCATCCAGACGTACTTCGAGCGCGTGGACAGTCCGGCCAATTACCGCATGATCGAGGCTATCGTGGATGCGGAGAACGTAAATGGCAACGCTTATGTGGCTGCCGGTGCGTGTGCCGCTTATCAGTGTGAGTTCCGTTCGGACGAGAACCCGACCACGCAGATCCTCGACGGCACGATCAAGTTCCATCTGACCCTTGCACCGTACAATCCGGCGGAGTGTATCGAGTTTACGCTCGAGTTTGACCCGACCGCGATCGCATCTGCACTGACTGGAGGTGGCGAATAATGTCGATTGCGAATATCCCTGAAATCATCAACGACTTCAACGTCTACAAGAGCGGCAGCAAGCTGATCGGCGTATCCGACGAGGTAACGCTTCCGGATTTCGAGGCAATGACCGAAACCATTTCGGGCGCAGGCATTGCCGGTGAGTACGAAACCACCAACC